CGTCGGTCCTGCGATGGGCATGGATGTCTCCTCTATCCCTTGAGCACGGTGCCCGGAATCCCTTCCGCCGTGCTGTAACTCACGTTGAACACCAGGTCGACCACGCTCAGGAGCTGGGCCCCCTCGCCGTCCACCCGCATGACCTGCTCGCCCAGCTCGATGCCGCCCACCAGCGCGTCCAGCGCGGCGGCGCCGTACAGGGCCGTCTCCACCTCCGCGGCGATGTCGTCGAGCGTGTCCTGGTCATCGCCGCCCACGTAGCCTTCCACGTGGACCTGCAGCACCCTGCGCGGCCGGTTGGCCATGACGCCGGCCGGGTAGTCCGGCGTGTCCGTGCGGGTGTAGACGCACAGGCACGGCAGCTCGCTTTCCGTGACCGGAAGGACCCGGCTAGGGAACACCCGGGAGCCGGTCGTCGTTAGGCCGGTGACGGCCGTGACGATCGCCTCGCGGATCTGCTGGCGCGCGTGGGGCATCAGGCCACCTGCAGGCGCAGGATCGTCTCCCCGCGCCCGTTCGGCTTCGCCTCGGCCACCACGTAGCCCACCGACCGGACGGTGACGGGGTCACCCGGCTCGAGCGCGTCGTCGTCCCGGCACCGCAGTGCCGGCTGCGACGAGCTCACGATCACCGAGCCACCGAGGTCCCCGGGGTAGTACTCGTTGTCGAATACCGCCACGAAGTCCCCGGCCGGCCCGGTGACCGTCTCGGCGAACCCGAACGTGGTGTCGTAGACCACGTCCAGGTCGTCGCCGAGCTGCTCGAGCAGGGTGTCCGCCACAGGTCAGCTCAGAAGCTGCAGAGCTTGACCTTCATGGACGTCGCGCCCGTCGTGCACGCCTCGACGGCGATGCCCAGCGGGACGCTCGACGTGGCCGACGTGGTCGGGTTGCCGTTGGCCGTCAGGGCGTAGACCTTGTCGCCCTGCGCGAAGCCCGACACCGCGCTCGCCGACTTGGCGATCGTGTGGACGCCCTCGAGCGCCACGCCGACCACGTCGCCGGAGACACCCGACTGCGTGTACACGCCCGCGATGGAGTCCAGCACCGCGATGGTGTTGGCCGTGACCGTGCCCGACAGGGTGACCTTGATGATGTCGCCCTTGCCCTTGTAACCGTATGCCATGGTTGCGATTTCCTTGTCTGGGTGAAGATGCCGGGGGCTTATCAGCCCCCGATTGGATTACATCCTGGCGACGCTTACGCGCCGCGCTTGCGGTACATGCCGCGGAAGTCCAGCGCCGCGACGCCGGCGTCGAGGCTGACCTTCATCTCGGCGCCGTCGACGTTCCAGCCGTTGCGGGTCTCGACCGTCGGCTGGGCGCGACCGTCCAGGAACGCCACCTCGTAGGTGTCGTGCATGTTCTGGTCGGCGAGCAGGTACCAGGCCGTCGTGCCGTTGGTCTTGCCGTCGAGGCGACCCTCGGCGATCACGTTCAGCTTGCCGCGGAACGGGTTCTCGGCCTGGGCGCCGCCCGAGGCGCTGGCCCGGCCGTCCGGGTCCACCGCCGAGGCGACCAGCACCTCCGCGCCCGTCTGCAGCGTGATCGGCACCAGCAGGTGCTTCGGCCGGATGTTGAGGATCGCGCTGCTGTTGGGGTCCGCCTGCAGACCCATCTTCACGCGGCCGGCGTCGAGGTTCGTCACCGTGATGCCGCCGGAGGTGGCGTCGTAGTTGGCGTGCGTGGAGTGGAACAGCGCCAGGGAGTCCTGGTTGAGCGTCGGGCCCACGCCGGAGGCCGTGGTCAGGCTGTTGTAGACGGCGTCGCCGACCGTGCCGTTGGCCGCGCGGCCGAGCAGCATCGGCAGGCGGGTGAAGGCGTTGAGGTCGTCGTTGATGATCGCCTGCCGGCTGATGGCGAAGAGCTTGCCGTAGGTGACGAGCTGGATGTACTCGGTGCGATCCGAGAACTTGCCGTACTCGTACTCCTGGTTCTCGCCGACGGTGTCCAGCCGGCTGAACTGCGACAGGCCGGTGCGGTTGGCGCGCTTGAAGTCGGCCAGGTTGCCGATGCGGCACCACTGATTCCACGTCTCCGGCGCCTCGTCCCAGCCCTTGAGCAGGGCCTTGCTGGCCACGTTGGCCAGGATCCCGGCGAAGTCCACCGTGCCCATGGAGACGGCGCGGAAGCCCTGCGTGAACGCCAGGCCGACGATGTCCGAGCGCGTCTTGCCGCGCACGTTGATGCCCATGGCCTCGCACCAGGCGCGGGCCATGTCGGACAGCGACATGCTGATGAACTCGGACTTGCCGACCTCCTGGCGCCGCTCGGCCTCCGGCAGCATGCCGGCGCGGAACTCGATGCCGCGCTGCAGGCCCTCGGCCAGCTTCTCGGCGGCCGTGTTGCCCGCCTGGACGAACGGGTCGCGCGAGGGGCCCCGCTGGGCCTGCACGTCGGGGGTCGCCCGCGTGAACGCCGGCTCGACCGCGGCGGTCGGGTCGGTGTTGATCAGGGCCAGCAGCGCCGCGCGCGCCTGCTCGAGCGAGGTGCCGTTCTTGACGCACTCGGCGCGCAGCGCGTCGTAGGCGCTGCCCTTGAACCGGGAGCCCGCGAAGAGCTCGTCGATCGCGGCGATGCGCGCCCGCTCGATGGCCGCGGCCCGCGCCGCGCCCTCCTCGAGCCCGCGCTGGTGCGCCTCCTGGAACTGGACGACGTTGACACTCCCGCCGTCACCTTCGTTGCCGCCCGTGGCGGTGGTCTTGTTCGTCACAGTGATGCCCTCCTGGCGTTTGTGACTCCTGCCTACGCCGACGGTGGGATCCGCCGGCACCGTGACGATGGAAGCCTCCAATGGCGTCCACCGCGTGATCGTGAACGTGTCGTGGCCGTGCTCGTCCGTGGTCGTCGTGTACTCGTCGATGGAGTACCGGATCGAGACGTCGCCGAGGAAGCCGGCGTCGACGTCGGCCTGGATGCGGGGGCCTTTCTCGCTGTTCGGCGAGAAGCGCAGGTCCCCGACCAAGCGGCCGCCCTCAAGCCGGACGGCGTCTACCTTGCCGATGGGCTCGTCCATGTCGTGGTTGAACAGCAGCGGCAGGCCGCGGCCGGCGCGGACCATGTCGATAGCTCCCGGGGCGTGGCTCAGGACCTCGGTGCCGAACCAGCGCTCGACGGGCTGCTCGGAGCTCAGGGAGGCCCGATACGAGCGGGCCGCGCCCTCCGCGCCGTCGGCGGCGCGCTCGATGGTGAAGACCCGCTCGAAGAGGTCGCCGCGGGAAAGCCGGCGCGTGTTGTCAGTCGTCATAAGCATCCCACCAGACGGGGTGCTGGTAGTCGACGCAGGCACCGAACCAGGTGTTCGCGTAGTGGCGGGCGGCCGCGTAATGCGTCGCCACGGCCGTTTGCGAGGTCCCGCCGGTGTCGTCCATCAGCACCATCGCCAGGTTCATTTCCGGGCTGGCGTGTCCCGGGTACGAGATGAACTCCGCCGCCCAGTCAGCGGTGCGGTCCTCGTTCTGCTCGCCGTTGAGGTGCGGCCAGTTGTCGGCGGTGTTGCCGATCAGTAGGTGCTCGGGGTACATGGCCCGGAGCTTGGCCAGCGTGCGCAGCAGCGCGTTTTCCATGTCCGTTCGGGCGGCCGTATTGGGCGCCGCGGCGGCGTCCCAGACTGTGCAGTTGTCGAGGAACAACCCGTCGAACGGGTAGGCGTCCAGCGTGGCCCGGCAGGCCTCGAGCAGCGCCCCCTGCACCTCGTACTCGCGGAAGTCGAACAGCCGGTTGCCGTCCACGGTCACCGTCGGGACGTAGGCGTCGTCGGACAGCGTCTGCAGGATCTCGTTGCCGGGCCCGACGGCCGACGTTTCGTGGTTCCAGATGACGTAGCCCAGCATGACCTGCTCGGGGTTCAGCGCCTTGACGCGCTGCAGGTGCTCGACATGGGCGGCGGTCAGCACGGCGTCATGTACCGCCAGCGGGAAGCGCGCGACAGTTTCCTCCTGGCCGCGCTGCGCATCGGTCTCGACCTGGATCCAGTCGATGCAGTAAATGCGCGGCTTGCGCCGCAGGGCCTGGATGCGGGAGGCGACGTTGCCCATTACGAGCCCCTCACGACCGACACGGCGTCAACCCGCGCGGCCCACCGGATGTTGGTGGCCGCCAGCCCGGTGACCGTGATGACGAAGTTGGCGCCGACCATGTCGACGACCGGGTGGGTGACGATGCTGATGCCGTTGTGGAGCACGCGGGAGGTCTCGGCCTCCGCGTACGTGCCGTCCGCGTAGTCGCCGCTGGCGTTGCCCTGGTGCACGGTGGACACGCCACCCAGGCGCGACAGCACGAATGGGATGTTCCAGGCGGACACGTTGGTCGAGGAGCCGCCCTGGATGGCGACGACATGGGCCACGCCGCTGATGACGGTGTTGTCCGGGATCTGCGGGTAGGTGCCGCCGGTGCGGACGCCCAGGTAGGCCGGGGTCGTACCCGTGGTCTCAGCGGCCATGTTCCAGCTCATGCGCTGGGTGTCGCCGTCGGCGCCGAAGGTGTACGCGGTCGCGTGGTCGCCGCCCTGGATGTACGCCTGCGTGCCGTCGCCGTGGCCCACCGCGTAGGCGGCGGTGGCATCCACGTCCTGGCCGTTGATCACGGTGGCGTTCTGGGCCGTTGCGGTGTTGTTGGCGCCGGCAAGGATCGCCGCCTGGCTGGCGCTGACGGCGTTGTTGACGCCGCCGCCGATGACCGCCGAGGAGCCGGAGCCGGAGATGGTGTTGCCGTCGC